TAGTGGAGGCCTGGGTAGCTCGCGATATCGTCGGGCGAAAGGATGAGCTTGGCGATGGCCAGTTCCCCGGGGAGGAACCGGGCTTGTAGGGCGCCCTGGGCGTAGCGGCAGGATGCCAGCCCGTCGGTGGCGATGAGGGCCTCTGCGGCGGGCCAGGGCCCGGCAATGCACTGGAGGGCGTAGAGCGCGGCGTAGTTCGCGTCCTTGAGGAAGACAGCCTCGACCTCGGGCCAGGGGAGCCGGAGGTGGGGGTAGCGGTAGCCCAGCTTCTGGATCGTCCGGAGGAGGTCGGAGGGTGCAAGGCTCGCAAGGAAGTCACGAATGCCCCGCCCCATCCCCATGCGGCCCAAGGAGCCAAACACCACGGCGAAGTCCCTGTAGGGCATCATGATCTGGGAGCTGGAGGTCTTGGCTGAGGCCTCCCGGTGCGGCGCATAGTCGTCTGGGTCATCTACGGCGCCGTCCCGCTCAGCCTGGGCGTTGTCCCGGCACTCCTCGGAGCAGTATTTCCAGCCGTAGGCGTCCTTGACCTCGTAGTCGGGGCCTTCGAGCCGGGTCCCACACTCGTGGCAGACCCCCAGCTCGGCCTCCAGGTAGTGCTCAGCATAGGCGGGCAGGTCCGGGGCGTCCTTGCCGCCCATGAACGCGTTGATGTATTCCATGGGCAGCCCGGAGTTGGCGCCGCCGATCGAGAAGATGGCGGGCTCAGCCTCCACCCAGCGCCTCCCCGTCCGCCAGGGCACCTCGAAGGCCAGGGTGGGCTTTGCGAACACCGCCGCCTTGACCGCCTTGGTCAGCAGGTTTTCGGTGAGCAGGGCGGAAATGACCCGGCCCATGGTGTTCTCCCTCTGGATGCTTCGATCGAGCTGGGAACTGGCGGTCTTGGCCGAGGCCTGCTTCTCAGACGGGGCAGGCAACAGCGAGGTGTCCCCATGCAGAATATTCTTGATGTAGAGCTGGCCATACTGCGACCCGGGAAAGCGCGCCACCAGGGGCTCCACGGCAGGGAACCGGCCATTGTGTAGAATGACCCAGGCGTAGCGGAACCCAGACTCCAGGTTGTAGGCGATGAGCGGCTCCGCTGCCACCCACCTCCGCTCCTCCGCAGCCGCCCCGTGGGCTATGGCCGTGACCGCGTAGTTGTAAGCCAGCATGGGATCGCCCTGGGCGATGATCGCGGCCTCCAGGAGGGGCATCCGGGTGCGCCAGATCCGGGCGTATTCCAGGCCCTCGTAGGGCTTGGCGGCGAACGCTGCATCCGCCGCCGGGAATGGGGCCTTGATGACCAGACTGTAGCGCTTGGCCGCCTCTGCATCGGTCGCCAGGGCATCCTTGATCGCCTTGGACACGAATCCGTAGCGGTCCAGGGCCATGAGGGTGTCGGTGCTGGCGGCGGTCCGGTAGCCCAGCGTGGTGGAGGCTGTCTTCTTGGATGCGTGTACGGGGGTGGCGGGGGGCTCCGGCAGGGCGGCGTATTCTTGCTGCTTCCGGGGGCCCAGGCGCCGGATGGACTTCTCGGCCAGGGCCTTCAGGGGCTCAGGCCATTTCGTCCGCAGGACGTCGTGGGCGTAGTGAAGTGCGAACGTAGGGCTGGCGGCGATGGTGGGCTCCCCCTCTGGGAACCTCTTGCCCTCCAGGTGCCACCAGGCGTAGTGATAAGCGTTGTGGGCGTGCTTGGCCATGGCCTGGGTGAACATCTTCGAAGAGATGAACCCGTAGCGCTTGAGGGCCACCAAGGCATCTTCGCCGAGTGCGGCGTGCAGGTTCGAAGAGGCTGTCTTCACGGCAGCTCCCGGCTACGCAGCACCCTGGATGGCCTGGATGATCGCGTCTTCCAGGGTCTTCGGCAGGCCCTGCCCGGCGGCGGCCAGCAGCTCGATGTAGCCCACCAGCAGGTTCTCGTTGAACATGCTGTATTCCGGGCTGAAGTCGTAGTGCAGCTGGATGCAGCGGCCCATGACGGCGGCACCGATGCCCATGCTGCGCTCGCTGCCCATGGCGTTGGCCAGATCCTGCACCAGCCCCTGGATCGGGGTGACCATGATCGCCTTGTCCAGCGGGCCGGTGTCGCCCTGCACCAGATGGGCAGGCGGGACCAGCTTGGCCAGCTCCGGATCCTTCTGGGTGGCGGCGGTCAGGATCGGCAGGATGTCGGCGGGCAGGCTGCTAATCTTGCTCATGTCGAGCGGGATGCCCCGCTCCTGGGCGGCCGCGAGCAGGTTGGGCATGTCGTTGCCGCCGCCGGTGGTGGTGACCCAGACCGGGGTGTCGGCGGGATTCCAGATGGTGGCGGCGCCGTCCCGGATCACGCTGGAGATGGCGTAGCGGCTCTTGCCACCCTTGACCAGCACGTAGAACGGGCCCTGGTCGAGGTAGGAGGTAGTGCCCCGGCCGACGCACCACGACACCCCGTTGATGCCGTTGTTGCAGAGCAGCATGGCAGCGGTCTTGCCGATCTGGTCCGGGTTCTGCCGGATCTTGTAGACGGCCCAGCCGTTCGCCTCGACGACGATGCTGGAACCGGCCTGGATGTCGGCCAGGTCCTGGGGCAGGTAATTGGTCCGGTGCACATCGAACCGGTCCTTGGCGGCCTCTTCCTCGTCGGACAGCTCGGGCCGGGTGTTGCGGCCTTCCTCGGATTCGTCGGTGAACTTCTTCACGGCGGCCTTGAGCTGGTCCAGCTGCTTGTAGCCGTTCAGGTCGGCCTGGGGCCCGGTGAGCGAGCCCTTGGTGCACAGCTTGTCGAAGTTGAACATCAGCGGCCGGATGATGGCGTCGTCCTCGCCCGGCTGCCAGGCCGGGGGGTTCATCCCGAAAAACTGGTTGCACAGGTAGAGCATGTAGGCCTTGACCTTGGGCCCGGGGGGCACCAGCTTCTCAACCTGATCCAGGAACTGCCCGAGCGCGGTCTCATCGACCTGCCCTTCCGGGGTCTTGGGCATCTGCGCCGAGCCGCTCCAGCGCCGCAGTGCCTCGGTCAGGATGGCGCGGCTCCAGGCCAGCTTGAGCGAAGCAGTCAGGGACAGGGCCTGGGCCTCGAGCGAGCCTACGTGGGGCACCACATGGGGCACGCCGTGCGGCAGGTCCGGGGCCTCGGCTGATTCGATCCCGGCCTTGGCCTCATCGGACAGGTGGGAGCGCATGTCGTCCCGGGGCGGCAGCTTGGTCGGGTCGGGGATCTGGTGGATGGCGGCCTGGATGGTTTTGCCTACCAGCCAGTCGGTGACATTGCTGCCGAACGCGGCGCGGAACCGCTCGATCTGGTCAGGCCGGTAGTTCGCATTGAGGGTGTCGGACAGGTCCTGGCGGATCTTATTCCCCATCAGCCGGACCGAACGGTCGGTCGACTGGAACAGGGCGGTGATCGGGTTGCGGGCCAGGAACTGCTTGACGGTCATGGTCTGGCCGCCGGGCGCCACCTGCAGGGTGTTGACCAGCTGGGCGAGGCGGTCCTGCAGGCCGTGGCGGACCGCGTTGGCCTCGGTGTCCTGGATCCGGGCCCCGGCCCGGTCGGCGTCGGCACCCCAGTCGCTGCTGGTGATCATGTCGCTGTTGCGGACGTCGGGGCCATGCAGCTCCTGCTCGGTCTCACCCATGATGTTGGGGTTGACCCAGCCGTCCCGCTTGTTGGCGGCCAAGTCATGCTCGGTTGGCTTCAGCAGGTCCTGGTTGAAGGCGTCCACGGCGATCTTGGGCCGCGCCCCGGGGGCGAAGGCGGCGGTGAACTCGGCCATGGCCAGCTTGAATTTGTACATGCTCGACTCCGGGAAAAGGATGCGTCCACTTATTGTGCCCCGAAGTCCCTAGCGGTGTTGACATGAAAAGGCCCCCTTGCGGGGGCCGGGTGGTAGTGGGGCGGGCTACTGGGTGACCTGGGCGCTGCCAGCAGTGGCGCCGGTGTAGCGGAGGGAGGCACCGGTGGCGTCGGAAGGGCTGTTCCCCGAATCCTCGAAGTCGCCATAAATGCTTCCTGAACAATCGTACACATCCGAGACGGTAACTCCGACTTCTTCAGTAACTGCGGCCTGATCGATGTTGAACGCGGATGAATAGTTGTTGATCCAGCAGGCCTCGTAGATGGTCGCTACCGCCATCAGGCCGGGGTTGCCCAGGTTGTTGAAGCCGCCCTCGGAGTCGACGTCGGCCGTGGTGGCCTGGGCCAGGTAGGGGCTGGTGGAGACCAGCGCGCTGAACACGATCTCGGTGCGGATGTCAAACGGCCAGCGGTGGTGCTTGATGCTGCGGACCAGACCGGAGACGCCGGACTTGTAGCCCAGCATCTGGAACATGTTGGCCAGGTACAGGGCGGTGCGGGTGATCTGCAGCTCCATCGGCTGGGTGACGCTGGGGGCCAGCTCGGCCACCTGATCGCCGTAGCCGAGGCCCCGGATGGCTTCGAGCGTCTTGGACTCGGAGATGTTGAAGGTGGAGCAGACGCCCATGCGCTGGAACTTGCCGACGCCTACCGCTGGCGAAAACACTTTAAATCTTGACGACAGAACCACTTGGGTGTTTCCAGTGGTTCCGGTTTTGTTGAGGTAGCCCCCGCTGAACTGACTTCCGCTCATGATCGCTCCCGCGAAGATGCAGGGGATTGAGCCCCCGCCGGTTGAGTGCAGGGGATTGAGCCCCCGTCATTGGGGGGTGCAAAAGTCTATGAGTTCACGGCAACTCGAACCGGCTTCTTCCTCGGGGACCGCCCATCCCCTCGCTTGACACCTGCGGCCCGCCGGGCTTCCCAAGCCGCTTTCAGCTTTTCGCTGTGGATGGCCCGCTGCTCGGGGGTCATACCCTTACGCGGCTTCCCCGCTCTGGCCTTGTTAGCATCGACCCGACGCTGGCGTTCGGCATCCGACAGGTTTAGGGTTCTGGTCTCGCCCTTCCCCGCCTTATTTCGCTCTATGAGAGCCAGCCTGCTTTTCTCCGACACCGGTCGCCCTGTGCTGGTGTCCGCCAGCTTCTTCCGGGTTTCCTCCGATACCTCATGCTCAGCGTAGTAGGCTCTGACCCCTTCGGCCACCTTCGCTTTGAACTCTTCAGTCGGCGCAGGTCGCAGAGCCGCCGATTCCCGCATCCGCTGCTTCGTGCCTTCGGACATCGGTCCACGCGGCCCGCTCATCTTCTTCCGCGTCGCCTCGGTGTGCTTCCGTCCGCGCATGGGCGACTCCACGTCACGGCTGACGTTGTAGCCCTCGTCCACCGCCTTGAACGTCACCAGCGCCCTGGCCTCGAACAGCATCAAGTCCTTCAACTCGCAGCGAAGCACCGGCCGGAATTCGAATGCCGCCTCCCCATAGACGTTGAACGCCTGCTGCAGCTTCCAAGAGTGGTGGTTACCCTTGCGCAGTCGCCGCAGATGCTGTGCCCACCTCAGCCAGAACTTCTGAGCGCTGCCGACGTAGCACTTGCCGGTATTCTGGCACACAATCGCATACACCCCCGAAGCTTGGGCCAGGGGGTGTAGCGGAGTCATTGCCTTGCAGGGGCTCATACCTAAATGATAGCCGTCAGGCTTTGTCGGTGATCAGGTCCTTCACCAGTGCCCCGTTGGCCAGGGTGGCGTCTTCTCCGTAGACCTCTTCGATCGCCAGCTCCACCACCGGGCGACTGTAGCCCGCGTCGGCCAGGGTCTGGCGCAGCTCGGGCACGGTGCCCGCTTCCAGCTCCTTGCGGTTGCCCTTGATGAACTTGACCGCATTGGCGACCGAGTCACCCTGGTCCGCGCCGGGGCCCCGAAGACCCCGGGCCATCAGCGCCAGCTGAGCGACGATCCTGGAGGCCTGTCGGGTCATCCCCTGGCTCATGCCCGAGAACGCCTTCTGGCAGGCAGCGATAAACAGGTTCTCGTCCGGGCACTCGGCCTTGTTCTGTTCCCACAGCAATTTCCAATCGGGATCCTGGAAATTGGGCTGTTGCCTGGGGTGGGAGGACATCCAGCTCATCACCACCTCGCGGGCCATGGCAGCCTGCTCTTCGGTGTCGGCGGTCTTGGCGGCCGCTTCCTTCTTTTTCTTGCAGTTCGGGCAGTCCCCCTTGCAGTCGCTGCCGTCGCAAGCGGTCTTGGTGCTGGCCTGGACCGGCTGGCCATTGGCGTCCAGCTGTGGCGCCGGAGCACCGGCAGGAGCGGCAGGCAGGGCGGGCGCGGCCGGGGTGCCGGGGTTGGTGTGGGTTACCGCCGGGCCCTGGCTGGAGGGGATGGCCGGGGCGACCATGGGCGCAGGAGTCCCGGGGGCCGGGGCACCGGTGGGGTTGATCGGGTTGGCCGGGCCCGCGTGGTTGCCGTTGGCGGTGGGGGGCGGTAGCGGCAGCGCCACCTTGGCGGTCGAGGCCTGCTTATGCTCCTGGGCCCGGGTGGTCTCCTCCTGGTGATCCTGGTTGTCGGCGCACTCCCCATGGCAGTCAGGGCTGCCGCAGATCGGGCAGCCCCCGTCGTACAGGGAGCCCCCGGACGCGGTCTTCTTCGGCACCACCCGGACGATCCGGGCTTCCTGGCCCTCGCCGCCCTCGGCCGCGATGAAGTTGCCCAGCCGGTCGTCGTCCATCCAGAGCTGAGCCACGCTGTGGTTCATCCGGGTGGCGTCTTTCTGGTTCGGGCTGAGGCTCGGCTTGACCCCGCCCTGCTCCAGGTCGGCCGGATCCTCACCCAGCACCAGATACTGCTCGCCCAGCTTGATCACGTGGTTGTCCGGCTCGGCGGCGGCGGTCAGGGCCAGGGTGTCCGGCACCACCGGGGGGGTGAATGCGGCCACGGCGCCTTCGTCGTACGGCAGGTCCTCCGGCCGTTCCCGGTCCGGGATCGAGTTCTCCGCTTCCTTGTCGGCCGCGAACTTGGGGGCCTTGTCGTCCTCGTGGTTGAAGCCTACCCCGCAGTCACGGCAGCGGTAGTGCTTCTTGCTGCCCTGGGTGCCAAGCGGAACGCCGGGGCCTGAGCACTCCGGGCAGGTGGCTTCCTCGTCCGCTTCCTCGAACGCCTTGACCAGCTTGAGCGCGATCTTGCGGCTGGTGGCGAACTGGACCAGGGCACCCAGGGTGGCGGGGCCCGACTTGAGCCCGGCCACGTGGATGCAGCCGTTGCTGGCGATCTTGCAGCGGGTGGCGTCGGTGGTCAGCTTGGCTTCGGCCAGGAAGGCCTGGACCCGGTGGAACGATGCCTCGACCGCCTGTTGCTGCTGCTCCGGGGTGGCGGTGGGGCCCGGATCCTGGACCTTGGGGGTCCCGTTCACCTGCTTCTGCAGGGCGACCAGGGCCTTGATGACGGTGACCGCATGCTCGGCGGTCTCCGGGTCCTCCTTCCCGGCCAGCACCTTGGTCAGGTTGCCGCCCGCTTCGGTCTCGATCTCATCCAGCTCAAACAGGACCTGATTCAGCTGCTTGATCAGCTCCGGATCTCCGCCCTCCACCTTCTGCAGCAGTTTCTGGGTCACGGCCCGGGCCTGATTGAAGGTGGCCACGTTGGCCTTGGGGCCGGAGGTGGGGGTGGTGGGTGCCCCGGCCGCCTGCTTGGAGCTGACCACGGGAGAGGCGGTCGGCGCCGGGGGTAGGGGGGCCGGTTCGGGGGAAGGGAGCGGAGCGGGCGCAGGTTCCGCCTGAGGCTCCCCGGCACCCCCCTGGGCCTGTTCCAGCGCCGCCTTCAGGTTGTCCAGCCGCTGGGTCAGGTACTCGGTCGGGCGCAGGCCCTTCTTCTGGGCCAGTTCGACGTCAGCCTTGAACTCGGGCAGGGCACCGGCATCGATCTCGCTCGCCCTGGAGGTGAGCCAAGCCAGCGACTGTTCCACCTGCTGCAGGGCGGTGGCGAGCACCGCCGGGTCGGTCACCATGCCGCCGTTGGAGGCAAAGGCATAGAGCCCGCCACCATCCTGGTGCCAGTCGTAGGCCGTGGCGATCGCCGCTTCCAGATCGGGGGCGGCCGGAGCCGGGGGAGCATCCATCGGAGCGGCGGTGACCAGGGATGAGAGCAGGGAGTGAGCGGGCATGAGGTCCTCGCAGGAATGGGGTGGAGAAGCGCGTTCATTGAGGAACTGGGTAATCCTTACGCGCCAATCCACGAAGGCCGGAGGTGGGGCTACCGGCCTTCGTGGATGGTTTCAAGCAGCGAAGGCGACCGTCCGGCTAGGAGTTGGAACCGGCCGGGGTGTTGGTCGCGGTCACTATGAACGTTACGTTTATCCACAGGGTGCTGAACATCGGCTGGACCGGGACGGTGACATTGACCACCCGCTGGTCGGTGGCCGAGGGGGTGACGATGGCCGGTTGCGCCCCGCCCAGGATCTCGGCGGAGACGAAGTTGCCCATCCGGCCGTTGACCGCGACCGCGATGTCGGTCAGCCGGGACTGAATGTTCTTCTTGGCGATGAACTGCTGTAGGTCGGTGCGGGTGGCCTGGCGGACGGCGTCGATGCTGGAGGTGACGTAGGGCTCCATCAGCAGGACCGAACCGGTGCTGGTGGTCACGTACTGCCGGATCTGGATCCCGGCCGGGGTCTGGACCAGCACGGTGACTCCGTTCGAGGCCATCAGGTCCATGACCGGTTCCTCGGTCTGGGAGATCAGGTTCTGGAACCCGGTCAGCAGCTGCAGGCTGAGGTCGGTGGCGACATCGTTGCTGGAGTTGAGGAACAGCCCGGCCAGGGCGGCGGCCAGGAACTCACCGCCAACGGCGTAGTTGACACCGACGTTGTTCTGCTGCACTTGGACCGTGGCACCGCCAGGGTAGACCAGGATCATGCGCTCGGAGTTGAGCGCCTGGGCCAGAGCGGAGGCCTGAGCGGCGGTGCCGGTCAGGGGCAGACCGACGAAGCCGAGCGCCTCACCCTTGTTGCGCGGGCTGGCCTGGGTGGCCAGATGGGTGGCCAGGTAGCTGAGCACCGGCTGGTCGGTGGTCATGGGGATGATCACGTTGGCCTTGTGCCCGGCGATCGGCAGCGCCTTGCGCAGCGAGGCGATCGCATTGGTGTAGCTGGCGTCGGAGGCGGTGGTCAGACCGGTCTGCTTCGGCACCTGGAGCACGGCGACCAGGTTGGCGCCGTTGGCAAACATCAGGCTGCTGCCCAGGGAGGCCTTGTTGAGGGGGACAGCGGCGCCCATGTCGGTGGCGACGGCGGTCGGGCTGGTGTAGTAGTGGACCGTGGCCAGCTCGGTCGCGGACTTGGCCACCACCAGATCGGCGTAGTAGTAGTTGCCGACCGCAGGCTCGGACCCGGCCCGGTCATGGGTCTGGATCAGCAGGGTGTCGCCGATGTTCATGCCGTAGGTGCTGGGCAGCGCCACCTGCATGCCGTAGATCGCGGGGCTGGGGGTGACGGAGGCGATTTGAACCCCGTGCCCGGTGACCGTGAAGGTGACCTTGTCGCCAGGCAGGAACTGCCACTGCGGGGTGATGGTGGTGGTGAAGCCGTAGTCGGAGGCATAGGTGGGGTTGGCGGCATTGTCGAACGCCAGCGAAGGATCGACCAGGGTGAAGGCAACCCCGGTGTTGGGGTCGACGTAGGTCTGATTCAGCCAGCCGTCGGCACCCAGAGTGGGGCTGCCCGCGTTGGTGGTGGCGCCACCGGTGATGCCCAGGTTGTCGGCGTAGCTGTTGGCGGCGGTGCGGCTGGAGGTGACCTTGAAGTGGGTGCTGGCGCTGTTGGTGACGGCGGTGGCGCCACCGTAGAAGCCGGTGGGATAGCCCGCGACGGCCAGGGTGGTGCCCACCCACCCGGTCTCCAGGGAGGCCGTCAGGCCGCCCAGTTTGTTGCTGGTGTCATTGGCGGTCAGGGACTGGGCGTTGACCAAGCTGACGATGTCGGCCAGGGTGCGGGTGGGCATCGAGCTGTTGGTGGAGTTGATGTTGATCGAGATCACTTCCAGGGCGACGGTGATGGCGGCGGAATCGGCGCAGGCGGTGCCGGAGGTGAGCAGCACCTGGGGCTCAGTGGTCAGCGGAATGGCCGGATTGACGGCGTTCGGGGCGACGCCGGTGGTGACGGCGGTGAAGATCACCCCGGGCAGGGCGGTGGTGTTGACCGCCGGGACCGCAGGGGCGACCACCGAGATGGTGTCGGCCTGGAAGGTCAGGGTGACGGTCTCGGTCGGGGTGCGGCCCATGATCCCGCGCAGGTCGGACTTGCTGGCGGGCCAGATCAGTCCGGTGGCGGCGGCAGCGGCCTGGGAGATGGTGCAGACCCCGGGGATCAGGGTCGGGGCAATGTTGCCGGACTCGTCCTGGATCTGGTAGGAGCCGACCCCGGCGGCACCGGCGGTGAGCACGGTTTCGGTGAAGGTGTGGTTGCCCATGGTGTTACGCCAGTAGGTGGCGTAAACATTGCCGCTGGTGGGCGGGTTGTACAGGGTGATCTGGCCGGAGGCACCGGACAGCTGAGCCAGCGTGACCGGGCCCGCGTCATAGGCCAGCACCGGCGTGGTGCCGACGTAGACCTGGACCAGGAGCGGGTTGTCCGTGCTGACCCCGAGCCCGGAGCCGTCCACCGGCAGGTCGGCCAGGGTGAACACGGCGTTGACCCCGTTGACCTGCCCGGTGCAGGGCCGCAGGTGCATCTTCTCATCCACCAGGGTGGTGCTGACAGCGGTGGCGTTGAACGGCACGTAGCCGGAGGAGGCGATGCCCGGGTTGAGCAGGCTGGCGTTGCCCCAGTGGATGTCGCCGTCGGAACCGAGGATGAAGTCCGTCCCGGCCACGAAATCGTTCCGGCCCGGGGCATAGCCGACGTTCAGGGCCGCCGTCACCCCGCTGTAGGGCAGCAGGTCGAAGGTGTCGGGGTAGGTGTTGGTGTGGTAGGTGGCCAGCATGCGGCTGCCGTACGCCACCCCGGAGGCCAGGGTGAAGTAACCGGTGCTGCCGTTCAGGGATACCACCGGGACGGCGACGTTGTTGACGGTGACCGTGACCATGCTGGGCAGGTTGGTGACGATGCCGCCATTGGTGCCGTCGACCACCGGGACCTGGGGCAGTTTGAAGGTGGTGTTGGTGCTCTGGCCCGAGCCGCCACTGAAGGCCGTGGCGGACAGGACGCTCAGGGTGATGTCGGCACCGGTCAGGGGAGCGACGTAGGTCAGCATGCCGCTGGAGGCGGTGCTGATGCCCGCCTGGATCAGGCTGAGCAGGGTGTAGGAGTCGCGCACCGTGTTATCGGGACGGCGCAGTTCGATCGAGATGACGTTGGAGCCGTTGCCGGACACGGCGACCAGATCGGGCACGCCGTGGTTGATGGCGGCCAGGGTGAGTTGCAGGGTGACCGAGTTGCCGCCGAACCCGGGCTGGCTCAGGCCCAGGGTGATGCCCTGGAAGGTCAGCGAGGCGAAGGCGGGGACCTGGACCGAGATGTCCTGATTGGACAGCAGGGTGTCGGAGCGCTGGAACTGGTAGGAGGCGTAGAGCGGGCTCCCGGCCTGGAGCAGGGTGCCGAGTTGCAGGGTGCGGGTGGCACCGACCAGGGAGGTCACCTGGAGTGGGATCTGGTTGGCCTGGGAGTCCAGGGTGTAGACGGTGACCTGGGTGACGTCATTGGTGACGACGCCCCCGGACGTGGTGGGGACGTTGGCCAGGATGAAGGTTGAGGTGGTGCCGGTGACCTGTCCGGTCAGGCTTTCGTTGGTGACCAGATTGGCGGCCACGGCACTGCTGCCCCGGATCAGTTCGACCCCGGTGTAGGTCCGGGTCTCCTGGCCTTCGCCAATGAGCACCGGGATCACCGTGGACCCGAACAGGGTCACGCCGCCCTGCTCGTAAATCACGGACGTGGTGACGGTGGGGGCAAGATAGGCGCTGAATGAAGCCATGGGGAATCCTCCGTGGTGGGCAGCAAGGCGGTGCTCACCAGGAGGATTTGGAAGCTAATTAGCGCGTTCGCGAGAACCGGGTTACCCGGAAGGGGGAGAGGCGAGAGGGGGCGGAAAGCCCCGGCCTGAAGGCCGGGGAGGAAGTCAAGAGTTTCTATGTGCGGCGGGCGCGGAGTTCATCTATAAACCTGCTAGGCTTAGCGGCCCTCATCGTGTTGCCCCAGGAGATGTTGGATGGGACCCAGACGTAAAGCACCTCCCTGGCCCGGGTGCACGCGACGTACCAGAGTCTCCGTTCCTCCTCGATTTCGGCGACGGAACCCATGCATTTACTGTGAGGTAGCGACCCCTCCACCATATTAACTACGAACACCCGGTTCCACTCCAGCCCCTTGGCCGCGTGGATGGTGCTGATGACCGTCTTGCCGCCGCTGTCCTCCTCGCTGGCCTCCTCCTCCTTGTCCATGGTCAGCCGGAACACCACGTCCTCCAGGCTGGCATTGGTCAAGGCCGCCTCAATGGCGTCGATCGCGTCGAGCAGGGCAGTCAGCGCGGTCTGCTTGTTCTCCAGCTCTCCCGGGTCACCCATGTAGCGGGCGTTCATCAGGGACTGGTAGCCGATCTGCTCGATGATCTGGTGCAGCAGCTCCAGCACCCCGGGCCGGTCAACCTCCTGGGTGATCTGGAACCGGTGGATCAGGCAGCCGAACTCGTTCATCTTCGGATTGGGGGACGCCTTGGCCGCCAGCACCAGATCCCCGCCATGGCCCTTCCCCGCCTGCAGCAGCAGGGCCCGGATCCCGGCGTCGCCGATGCCGCGCTTGGGCACGCTGCTGGCCCGGGTGAAGGCGGATACGTCCCTCGGGTTGGAGATCAGCCGCAGGTAGGCGATCAGGTCCTTGGCCTCCCGGCTCTGGAACACCCCCTGGCCGCCCCGGATCACGTAGGGCACCCGGCAGCGGATCAGCTCCAGCTCGACGTCCTTGGTCTGGTTCCGGGTCCGCACCAGGATCGCGTTGTCCCGGTAGCGCAGGGTGCTGCCCACCTGCCGGTTGCCCTGGGCAATCTTCTCGGCGATGTTAGCGGCGATGTCACGCGGGGTGGCCGACTGCATGAACAGGGTGCAGCGACCTTCACTCTCATCCCGCTGGCTGGTCATGATCAACGGGATGGTGGCGGCCATGTTGCCCTGGATCTGGTTGGCCAGCCGGACAATGCCCGGCACGCTGCGGTAGTTCCGGCCCAGCTTGTAGAGGGTGGGGACCACCCCGCGCCAGCCCTTGGACATGGCGGTCAGGATGCTGGGGTCCGCGCCCTGGAACGAGAATATTGACTGGTTCGAGTCCCCCACCACATAGATGTCGTTCTTGCTGTCACCGACCAGCAGCTCCAGGAAGGCCCACTGGATCGGCGAGGTGTCCTGCGATTCGTCCACCAGCACGTGCAGGAACTGGCTGCCGAGCCGGACCGCCCAGTCAGGATCCGACTGGCCCCGGCGCACTACCAGATGGATCATGTCGTCGAAATCGAGACTGGAGCTGTCTTTCTTGGTTTTTTCGTATTCGGCCCACAGCTTGTGCTCGCCGGTATCCAGCGCCATCCGGCCCTTCTGATACTTCAACGCCTCGGCGTGCACCTCCGGGGTGTAGTCGGTGCTGAAGCTGAGCCCCCGGTTGCGGTGGTAGCCAATCTTCTCCAGGAAGCCCCACTTGTTGAACTCGGCCCAGGGGCTGTCCTTCTTGGCGCCGGTGATCTTGGCTTGGACCAGGGTGTCGACCATGTCGGCCTGATCCATGGTGTCCAGCGGGCTGATCCGGGCACTGAAGCCGAAGCCCTTGGAGTCCTTGCGGATCGCCCCCAGGGCCAGGGAGTGGATGGTGCAGGCCCGGGGTGAGTCGGGATCCCCGGCGGTGACCCCGATCCGCTCGCAAAGTTCGTTGGCCGCCTTGTTCGTAAACGTCACCGCTACGATACGTTTAGCCGTAACTCCCTGATCTATCAACCACTTGACCCTGGCAGTTAGGCACGTAGTTTTGCCGCTACCGGCCCCCGCTACCACGATGGCCGGACCGCCGTTCAGGGGGTGTTCTACAGCGGCTTTCTGATCGGGGTCCAGTTCGCGCATGGCTACTCCTTCTTTCATGATAGCTGCCAGCTACCCAACCCAGGTACGGAGGCCCCAAAGTGCTCACCTTTACCCCCGGCCGGGCCCTTACCCCCGGCGACCTCTACCTGATGACCCGGGACGCCTCGGGCAATCCGGTCATCCCCCACTCCATCGTCTACACCATCTACCAGGTCCAGGACGGGATCAAGTCCTTGATCACCGCCCCCGGCCTAACCCCAGTCGTGTCCACCGACCAAGGAACCTACTCGGTCGGCATGACCATCCCCTCCACCTGGTCGGGCGCCTACCAGCTGGTCTGGACCCTGCAGCAATTGGACAGCAGCCCCGTGCAGACCGCGACCGAGGACTTCTGGATTCAGCCGGTCAAGCCGGGCACCAACCTGGAAGCGCCCTCGGTGCTGCTGGCCCCGGCCACGGTCACCCAACCGCAGTATGCGGACATCGTCATGCAGGTCCGGGAGCTGCTGTCCGACACCAACCCGGACCGCAACTACCACTTCCGCCCGCCGACTGCCGCCACCGCCGTGGCCAACTATTCGAACCGGGTCGGCTTCATCTGGGAGGACACCACCGTCATCCGCATGCTGCGGATCGGGCTGCAGATGGTCAACACGGCCAACCCCAAGAACTTCTACAGTTTCAGCCTGGACAACATGTCCCAGCCCAGCAATGACGCCTTCGCCGAGTGCGCCTGCCTGGCCGCCGCCTACCTCTGCCTGACCTCGGAAGGCTGCCGTTGGACCGCTGACGAGTTCGGCTACTCGCTGAACGGGGTCTCGCTGGACCTGCAGAAGGGCCAGAACTACCTCGGCCTCGGGGCCCAATACAAGACCGCGTTCGATGCCTGGGTGCCTGCCCTTACTGCCAACAGGCCTCGCAGCATGGGCGTTCGGCAGAATCGCTGGATGCGGTAGGGGAACCCATGGCCGTCACCAACCTCATCATCCTGTCCGGTGCCGTGCCCGGGATCCGCGACCTCAAGTGGCGGCCCGACCCGGCGGCGGCGCTCGGCTACCTGCCGCACCGGGCCCCCAACCGGTACGGGCCGTGGACCGCGCTGTCCGCCACCCCGGTACCCGGTGAACGGTTCCGCGACCAGACCACCCTGACCCCGGTGGTGCGGACCGTGCTGCCGACCGACTGGACCGACCAGGGCACCCTCGGCTACTGGGCGTTCCGGGTCCCAGCCCCGATCTACGGCGCGGTGGTGGCAGGCCGAGCCATCCTGGCCAGCCTCCCGGAGCATGTCACCCTGCTAGTGGACGGCAACCCGGTGACGGCGGCCCGGGTCGACGGCACCGACGGCACCATCTGGCTGCCGCAGTGCATCATGATCCAGGGCACCAGCCCCACCCCCACTCCCTACGTCAACCTGACCCCGGACTCGGTGGTCGTGGTGGTCTACCAGACCTTGACCAACTTCGTCGAGCCCGCCCCGACCCAGCGCGACTTCTACACCATCGTCCCGGTGGCCGCCGACGGCTCGCTGGTCCACCCCCCGGGCCAGCAGGGCGACGTGATCAACATCCTGGAGGTGGATCGGATGGACTGGATCCAGGCGGAGGAGGTCCGGCGCAATGCCTGGCAGTTCACCCTGTCCGGCGAACCGGCCCACCTGATGATCCGGATGACCAAGGGCACCCCCTGCGACTGCCTCACCGGCGGGCAGGCCCGGACCGGCTGCACCAGCTGCTACGAGACCGGCTTCGTCGGCGGCTACTACGGCGCCATCGACCTCCCCTTCATTGATCCCGACGTCGGCACCACCACCGAGACCACCGAGGGCGGTCGCAAGGTGACCCGCTCCAGCCGGTCCTACCTGGGACCCACCCCCTGGATCCAGGCGGGCGACCTGATCATCCGCAAGAACGGTGAGCGCAACGTGATCGCCAACCCCACCTACAAGATGCCCCGGGGCGTCCTGCTGCAACAGGAGTTCGACGTCGCCCTGCTGCCACCTGGGGATACCCGGTACCGGATCCCCTTGCGGCCCCCGCTGCCCCCGATCCCGTATGACCCGGCCTACCAGCCCAAGCCGGGGCCCGCCGGAGAGCCCGTGGTCAGCCCGGCCGACAACCCCAATGTGCCCTGGCAGAACACCCAGGTGGTGCCGGAGGGGCGCACCGTGGTCTTTGGCAACATGAACCGCTGAACTTTCAGGATCCCCTAAGAAGGAGTGCCCCATGATCGGTCTGCTCGATGGCCTGAAGCTCGCTGGACTGGATCCGGTCGCCGAGACCGACCCGAAGGTGCTGGGCCCGGCGGCGGAAGCCAAGGATCCAGACTCGCTCAATCCGCTCAACAACGACCACCTGTTCTACACCTACCTGGACACCGGCGCGGTCTGGCAGGCGCTGGACGGCAGCCAGTGGATGATCAACGAGATCACCCCGAACGGGCTCTACAACTGCTCCAACATGTGGTACCCCCGGGAGCGCAAGCTGCTGACCCGGAACCAGATCCGCAAGACCATCGAGGCCTACGTCGAGCCGGTGCTGCAACATGTGCCGCCGCCCCGCCCGGGTGACCTCGACCCCGAGTAGGGGGGTCGCATGAGCCTGGACCTGACTGGAGGCCTGCTCGTCTCCTTCCTGCTGGACGAACTGCGTCCGGTGTTCGCCCGCCACCCGCGCTACCGGGATAACGCGGGTGAGACCTTCCAGACCTATGCCAACCTGATCCAGTTCCGCGACGTCTCGGTCACCGTCGGCAACCTGCGCGGCGATGGGGCCCGGATGAGTCCGGACTACTACATGGCCACCCAGTGGGCCCGGGCCCTGTACGTCCAGGTCAACGGGAAGCCAGGAACCTTCATCGAGTGGATGCAGGAGATCGACCCCACCCTGCAGACCCCGGTGGCAGGCATGTACCTGCTGGCCGTGGACCAGATCGACCCGAAGAGCCGGGCGGTCCGGTTCATCACCACCTCGGTTCGAACCCTGACCGGGTCGGTCAAGAATGCCGACGGCTGCGTGATTGCCGTTGACCCGGCGATTCCCCTGGCCCTGGTCCAGCCGACGGATCCCAGCGTCCAGCTGGAGCGGGCTGGGACCAAGATGTGGCTGACCCAATACGTGGCCGCCCTGACCCTGATCCGGACCGACACCGGCGCTACCCTGGCTCCCGGGGTCGACTGGTGGCTGGAGCGCACGGTGACCCTGCCGCTGGGCACCACCGTCGGCGGCGCCGAGTACTTCGCCCTCCCGGCCGAGCTGGTCAACCTGCGGCTGCTGAACGGATCCACCCCCCTGGTATCCTCCTGGGTCATCACCGGCGATGGCCGGATCCTGCTGGCCACCGCCACCGCCCCCGGGCTGGTGCTGTCCGCCACCGGCCTGATGCGGGTCGACCCGCGCACGTCACCCCTGATCCACCCGGAGAACCTGCTGCCGGTCACGCTCAACCCGAACGAGACCTTGACCGCCAGCTCGATCGCCTACTGGACCCCGGGGGGCGGCTACACGACCGCCGACACGGTGACCGTGGACGGGGCCATCTATATTAAGGACCTGCTCACCCCAGGCGACGACCTGTATTGGGAGGCCTGCACGGGAAACCCCCAGGTCTACGTCACCGCCAACAAGATGGAGCTGACCACCGCCCTGATCCCAGGCCTGCGGATTGCCATCGGCGACATGGTCGACGTGGGGGATCAGGCCTGCGTCCTGGTCAGCCCCTCTGCCACCGAGGTCTACAAGATTTATGGCGGCAAGGACACCATCAGCTTCGACCTGACCATCAAGACCAACGATCTGGCCACCAGCTCCGAGCTGGCCACCTTGGCCCGCAGCTTCCTGGTGGCCAAGGGTCGCAACCGGATGGAGTCGGCGGGTGTCACCATCCACACCGTCTCCTACGCCTATCAGGGCGGAGAGCGGGATGCCTCAGGCACGGCGGTCAGCCACGCGGTCACCCTGAGCGTGACCGCCCAGGCCGACTGGGAGTTCCTGGAGCCGATCGTCAGCAGCATCGGTGCCATTGGCCTCGACCTGGAAATCGTCCCGGGTCAGGTGGCTGCCGTGGCCAGCTCAGCCGGGCGCTCCCAGTTCGTGACCAGCTACTTCTAGGCTATCATGAGGGTATAAGGGGGTAACCCATGCTGTTTGTGGTAGGCAAGTCGACCGCCGATACTCCGCACGGGGTCGTGTGGGAGCTGCAGGGCGTATTCACCACGCCGGAGGCTGCTGAGGCGGCGGCTTCGGGGCACCCAGACTACTGGATCGGCCCCCTGGAGGCCGATACCCTCCTCCCGGATGACACAGCTGCCTGGCCGGGAGTCTATTTCCAAGGAGAGAGCCCCCATGCCCCTGCGTGAATACAAATGCCCCAGCTGCAGCCTGCTCGACGAGCACCTGATCAACGGTGAACCCCCGGACACCCGAGCCTGCAAGCGCTGCGGCGCCGCTGCGGAGCTGAAGCGGATCCCGTCCTCGATCGCGCTGGCTCGGTCCGGCATGGACAATGCCCCGTTGGACAACTTCATCGGCAAGGACTCCGAACAGAAGTGGGACCTGCTCCATGCCCGTCAGCAGGCGCGCACCACGGCCCGGGTCGAGGCCAATACCCAGGGCCTGACAGCGGTAGGCCTAGGCAAGACCGGAGCTGAGAAATACCAGCCGATCGCCCAGGCCCAGAAGGTGCAGCGCACCCAGCTGACCAAGACCATCGAGCGGGCGGGCTACGGCAAGACCCTCAAGGTGCCGGGAAGCAATTGACTTCCTCCCCGGCCTGAAGGCCGAGGATTCCAGGGCTCACGCCGCCGGGTTCCTGTGTTTGGCAGGCTGTCTCAAGGGAGTTGCCTTCCTTTTGACCCCCGTGTGCCCCACGGTGCGTTCGG